AAAAATCTCAATGGCTGACAGTAATGACCCGAGCCGGCGAAAAGTACACAGTATGGAATAAAAATAAAGATTTATTTTGGCCTGATGGTTTACATTCTAATAGAAAAGGCCATTTGATTCTATATCAACATCTAAAAAAATTATGGTTCAATGAATAGTTAAATCTTCATTGAATTGTGTAAGGTCAATGACACCTAATATCTTCATAATTTTTTGTATATTTTTTGGCGGCTTGTCAGGTGGAAATTCTGGTATAAACGCAAACTTCAAATTACCTTCTGCGTCAAAGATAAATCCATAATCCTCTTCGCCAATTTCTTCGTCGTAATCTTGAACAGCATCTTCAACTGTTAATTCTAGGCGTTTGCTCACGGCTGCCTCCTATTTCTAGTATTTATGGATTACTTGAATAGGATTAACGCCATGAGTGAAGCCTGAATAACAAAGCCAAATCCAATAGTGACTATATTAAGCATATCACGCAGTAATACTGCTCGCCCAAACAACAGCACTAAACCCAACCACAAAAACATTACAACATCAACACTAGGTGTTGAGTCAGTAAGTCCTGTTAGCAGAGCTAGTAGTGTAGGAATGGTAGCGGCGTGTAATGCAATAGCCGCTAGCCAACCCATAGTTTCAGCTGAGATCTTGTTAAAATGCGTAGAGAAGAACTCTACCACATTACCCTTAATTTTTTCCAAATCAATTTTGCTTGAATTTTCCATTTTAGATATAGGTTTTACTCGAGAGGTTGAACTTAATATGGGCATTTAATACTATCCTGCTTAACTACCATAAAAAATATGGCGCCCTATTTTTGCAATGGGTTTTTTACCCCACTCGGGCTTGACGTAGTCAGCATGATAGTACATAGCATTTTTGAGACTGGGCAAACGAAATCCTTCTAATAGAACCTTTTTGGCAACTTCTGCACTTTCATTGTACAAGGGTTGATAAACAGGTTTTACGCGATGAGTTCCGTCACAGTACCAGGAGAACTGGCAAACTACTTTAGAGTAGATCACGTTCTTCTGATATACTACAGCACAGATGTCATTGGGAAACTGACTACTGTTTGCACGATTGAGTGTAACTTGAGCCACAGCAACTTTTCCTTCAAATGGTTCGCTGGCGGCTTCCCAATAAATGTTTTGAGTCAAGCAGCGCAGTTGGCGAGCACGTTCCTCCCCGCTGACTGGTCGCATCGCAGACATCTCTGCTTTCTCAGCCTGTAAGGCTTCGAATTTGTTTTTGGTTACCTCTACCAAGGCGTATGTGGCCAACCACATACCAAAAACGATTGATACAAATTTTGCAATGTTAGGCAAATATTGTCTCATCTATTTTTCCCTCCTTATTAAGGTTGTAGTTTTATATAACTTCATAATTTTTGAGAAAACAACTGCTTTAACCCCATAATAATGGTACATTATAGCATTTTTTCTGGTTTTTTACAAGTAAAGTGAGTAGTTAATTGATCGGATCAACCGGCAATTACGTCTGAACTACCTGAAGCTGCATCTCCGCATGATGCCGCGTCCCCGGCTCGGACAACGCCTATACCACCAGCAAAAACTGTACCGCTGGAGCCTACCATAACTGGTCCAGCATGTGGTCCGGTACCGTGGCCGGCAACCGCATCACCTTTTACACTAATTGGCGCTCCGTTTACAACCACACTAGGAACTCCTGGTCCTGTAATTGTACCCCCGGCGCTGTCAACACCAACTCTACTTACTCCGGGCATTAGGTAATAATGCTCCCACGTGTGACTGGTTCAATACCGGTGGTTGTTTTAATGTAGTGCTTTTGCATTTGGTCAATACTAGGAGCATGCATGATAACATGCTCTTTTCGTAGAACAACATTTACATCTGAATCAGCAGTAAATAAACTTTGAATTAATCCCATTCCTTGCGGACCGGGCATTACAGTACATGGCTTGGCGATTTCAAAACCTTCAGGGCCAGCATCTACAATTCGACCAACAATCTCGTCGCCATTTACAATTTTGAAACTGACAATATCGCCTTCTTGATAACCTTTTGAAATTAACATCTTAACCTTTCAACTGTTGAAAAAATTCTGCCGGTTTAGAATTCAATCCGTTGAAACCACCAGGAATCAATTCATAACCATGAAAAATTTGTGGAACACTTCTTAAGCCTTTATCTAACAACATCTGTCGTGATTCTGCATCGTTCTCGATGTTAACTTCTGTGTATTGAACGCCCCGGCTTTCTAATAATGCTTTTGCACGATCACAAAATGGGCAATTGTTTTTTGAATATATTGTTACCATTACAAACTGAATCCTTTAAATGTATTATTATCAACGTCTTGTTTTGTACCACCAATTACATAACTACTAATCTCTGTTTCTTGTGGCGCTACTTGAACTTCTGCACCGGCGATCCATTTTTGTGTCCATGGTAAAGGATTTGAACCAGGTTTCATGCCGCAGTCTAGGCCGACTGCTGTCATACGCTTGCAGGTCAGCCAGTCTACATAATGACACAACAATTGTTCGTTAAGACCAATCATTGATCCATCTTTGAACAAATAATGTGCCCAGGCTTTTTCCTGCGCTGCGGCTGCTAAAAACATTGCTGTACATTCGGCACGAGTTTCTTCTTTTATAGAAGCATAATCAGGATCATCCTGTGGTAGCAATTTGAGAAGGGTTTGCGTTGACCCTAAATGAACATTTTCATCTCGTGCAATCAATTTGATTATTTTAGCATTGCCTTCCATCTTTTTCAATTCTGCAAAGGCCCAACTACAAGCAAAAGACACGTAGAATCGAATACCTTCCAAGGCATTTACTGAGTTAAGGCATAACCACAATTTCTTTTTTAACTCACGACGATCAACAATAACTGTTTGGCCATTTACTGAATGATTACCTACACCTAACAAATTGTAATACTGAACACTATCAATTAAGTCATCATAGTATTTGCTGATATCCTTGGCACAGTTTACAATATCTTGGATGTCAGTTAACTCATCAAAAACAACACTAGGATCACTATAAACATTCCTAATAATATGAGTGTAACTGCGGCTATGAATAGTCTCATTAAATGCCCAAGTTTGAATCCAAGTTTCCAGCTCAGGAATAGTAGCAATGGGAAGGAAAGCAAGGTTAGGACTACGGCCTTGAACACTATCAAGAAGGATTTGTCGCTTAAGATTGCTAGTAAAAATGTGTTGTTCATGTTCGGTGAGTTCTTTGAAGTCCTTGGCATCTCTTAGTACGTCGACTTCTTCGGGTCGCCAAAAAAAGCCTAACTGTTTGTCTGTCAGTTTGTCAAACTGTCTATACTTTAGTGTGTCATATCGTTGAATAGGTTGTGCGCCTGATACATCTAAAAATGCCAACGCTTCTGTATGTTTGTTCTTGTTATTAATATTAAACACGCTCATTAAAACTGATCCTTTTCGGTACTGTGTGCCATTGCTGCTGTTGACTTCGCTCCTACTGCTTCACTGATTAAATCAAAATAACCAACACCTACTTCACGTTGATGTTTTACTGTGGTAAAGCCTCGACTTTGTGCTGCGAATTCACGCTCTTGCATTTCACTATAACCAGCCATGCCACGCTGCCTGTATGCTTCTGCTAGTTCAAATGTAGCAAGATTGTTGCAGTGGAAACCGGCTAGTGTAATGAACTGAAACTTGTATCCTAGTTTACCCAATTCCTGCTGGAAAGTCAAACATTCAGCCTCCGATAAGAATTTTCTCCAATTAAAACTAGGGCTGCAATTGTACGCCAACATCTGGTCCGGGTACACTGCGTGGATGGCTTCGGCAAATCTAGTCGCTTGCTGAATATCAGGAGTTGATGTTTCAAACCACAATAGGTCAGCATAAGGAGCATAAGCCAACCCACGTTGGATACAAGCCTCAATACCATTCTTATAATGAAAGAATCCTTCCTCAGTTCTCTCGCGGATAATAAAATCACTATCAAGAGGGTCGTGATCCGACGTAATAAGTGTTGCCGCTTCAGCATCTGTCCTCGCCATAATAACTGTATCTACACCAGCAACATCTGCTGCCAGTCTTGCTGCATTCAATGTTCTAATCATTTGACTGGTAGGTACCAATACCTTACCGCCAAGATGACCACATTTCTTTTCGCTTGCCAATTGATCTTCAAAATGCACTCCTGCTGCACCTGCTTCAATCATGTGTGACATCAACTCATATGCATTTAACGCACCACCAAAACCAGCTTCAGCATCAGCCACAATAGGCAAGAAATAATCTACATCTGTCCGGCCTTCAGCACAATCAATTTGATCGGCTCTACGAAAAGCATTGTTGATACCTTTGACCACTCGCGGCACACTATCTACCGGATATAAACTTTGATCTGGATATGTGGTATTGGCAGTGTTATTGGCTGCGGCCACTTGCCATCCACTCAAGTAAATTGCTTTTAGACCAGCCTTGGCATGTTGTACAGCCTGCTGGCCATTATATGCACCCAGTGTGTTGATGTATGGTTCATTGGTCAACAATGTACGCAGTTTATCTGCGCCCAGTCTTGCCAAGGTATGATCTATTCTAATAGATCCCTGTAATCGTCTTACAGTATCAAACGAGTAATTTCTTTTTTTCATAAATGTCCTAGATTACGCAACTGTCACAGTCTTCTTGATCAATCGACTCTGGTTCCTCTACTCGGCTTTCAACCAGTTTATCCACGTTGATTTCGCCTTGTCCGTCAAATGTGTTAAAGTAATAAAGTTGCTTGAGTCCATACTTATAACACAAAAGCAAGTGCTGCAACATTTCGCTCATAGGAATTTTTTCATCGTCGTAGTATTGCGGATTATACGATGTGTTAACACTGATTCCTTGATCAATATATTTTTGTAACACAGCACACAGTTTCAAATACCCTTCAGGACTGATTTGATCCCAAAGTAGTTCATATCGGTTCTTCAAACGCTTGTATTCAGGTACAACCTGTTTCAATTGTCCATGTTTAGAACCTTTAATCGACACATACGAGCGTGGGGGTTCAATTCCATTGGTAGCGTTTGAAATCTGTGCGCTAGTTTCTGCCGGCATGAGTGCCATCAGTGTAGCGTTGCGCTGACCAGTACGTTGGATTTGTTCACGCAGTGATTGCCAAGGCATACGCTCTTGGTAGGGCACAAGTTCATCCACATCTCGTTTTCTAGTATCAATTGGTAATACGCCGTTTGCACTCTTTAAATCTTTCCATCTAGTGCAAGCACCTTGTTCTTCTGCGAGATCTGCAGAAGCCTTGAGTAGGTAATAACTCCAAGCCTCTGCATACTCATCTACTAATGCTAATGCTCTAGGGTCACTATAACTAACATCATTTTTGGCCAAGAAGTAGGCAAAGTTAATAATGCCAACACCTAAAGGTCTAAATTCTTCTGTGGCCAAACGTGCTGCTAGAATAGGATAATTCTGATAACTCAATAATGCATCTAAACCACGAACTGCTAACCTGCACATTTTTTCGAAGTCATGTGGGCTTTTTACATTGCCCCAATTGATCGCTGATAAAGTACACAGGGCGATCCTACCATCCTCGTCGTTGACATCTCTTAACGGCACAGTTGG